CATTAACTTATCAAAGTCTTGTACTATTTGGCTGTAAGATTTTGGGTCAATTTTAACCTGAATTAAAACAGGCGCAACCGCCGTGCCTGCGATCATGTTAGCCCCGCTAAATTGCTTTGATTTTAAAGCGTCAGCAGCGGCTTTTTCTTTGAGCTTTTTATTGCGTTCAATGTTAAACTGCTCCGCATCGTTAACGCCTTTGCCGTGGTCTTTTATTAATTGCAGCTCTGTCTCTAATTGTTTTTTACTAAGCGCAATATTTTTCGTTACCGATTTGTCTTTAGCCGCAATCTGGTTGTCTAATCCCTTTAATACAATATCGTTTTCTAGCCCTTGTATTGTCTGCGTTAAATCTAATTTTGATTGGGAATCTTCAGCTAAAGACTCTTGCATAGTTCTCAAAGACTTAAGCCTTTTATTCATGTGCTCAAGTTCAATCTTTGCAATATCTGCCTCTGTCTTGCCCGCTAGTTTAGCCTGTTTTACTGCAACGTCTTTTCTATATTCTAACTGCCTTTCGACAAATTTTATAGCCCTTTCGTTACTTGATTGTAGGCTTTCGTTATATTTATCTTGCGCATCCTCGGCAGCTTTTGCCGCCTCTGCATTGCTTTGAAGTGCAGAGTAGATTAATACCAAGCCCGCAATAATAGCCCCCGCTCCAGTAGCTAATAAAGCCGCAGAATAAACACGCGCTGCAACCGTAGCCTGACCTAAAACGTAAGTTTGTATTTTAGTTGCCGCCGTACTTAGGCCTACCATCAAAGCGCTTTCCGCCTGCAAGGCATTTTGTACCGCCTGCAATCCAGTTACTAATGCCATCGCCCCCTGCAGCTTAACCATTGTAGCCTGCAGTTCTTTATTCTCTCCGCCAAATAAAGCAGCAGCTCCTTGCGCAACTCCAAAACCTCCAGCAACCGCTTGCACTCCACCGAGCACCGCATCCAATCGCCTTGTGTCACTTGAAAAATACCCCACCTCAGCCCGCGCGTCGCCGATTGAATCCTTCATGCGGCCCGCCTGTTTAATTATTTCATTTGCAACGCTGGCAAACTCTGGCCCTAAAGCCCGCGCTTCCATTGCTAATTGGGTTAACTGCCTTACGCTTCCCATTGTAGGGTTACGCGTAGCGATAGCAGCCAAACGCTCTTCCATCGACTTAGCCGACTTCGCAACCTCTGCACTCATTTTGCCGCTGCTGCTTTGAACTACTTGTATAGCCTTGTTAAAACCTTCGCGCAGTTTCTCAATGTCTGCACCGATTACAATATTTAAACTCTTAGCCATTATCTAGTAAAGTTAATTATATAGTCCTGAGAAATTTGGTATAAACCCGCAAAGGCTGCCGTATCTTCGGCGGTTTGTATTTCGTTATCAAACTCTATCGTTTGGCATTTAATCCCGTTAAAAGTATTCGGCAAAGTAACCGCCTCAAACGCTGTGCGAATAGCTGAAGATACCGACTCGGCACTTGCTAAAGTAATCCCGTAAGCATTTACTTGCACCCTTACAAACTCCGTGCGACTATGCCCTGACTTTGTAGGGTTAGGTATGTCGCTAATTAACTGGTAACTCACAGCAGGGAAAGCGCTTTCCTGTGGTATTCTAACGGGGTTTAACCGCGTAGATATTAGCGCAGTAAGCGCCGCGTTGTTACTTAGGATGTTATAAACTATTTTATTTGCGCTCATGCTTTGGCGTCTGGGGTTAACTTATCAAAGACATGCGAATATAGTTTTAAAGCGTCGTGTATTGATAGGTAATCGGACTCCTCCCAAGGAAATGTTAACAGCCGTTTGGGCTCAATAGGTTTCTTTAAGTGTGGAGCCATACCCGTAGCAACCGCCCAGCGGGTTATTTCCCAATGGTTTCTGTACTGCTGCTGCTGAGCTTCGCGCATCCCATCCAATCTTAAACGCCAATAGCGAGGCGTAGAAAGTAAAAACTCCCTTTCACTCATTGACATTTCGCCGTAAGCTATGCGCTCAATCTTGCGCCAAGTTAGCGGTGCGCCTTCGCCCTTGGCATTTACTCCCCCGCCTCTTCGTCAGCAGGTGCAAAAAATTCTGTAATTGCAGCCGTAAAACCTTCCAACGCTGGGCTAATCTCTTGGAACTTTTTAATCGCCGCGCCTAACTTTTGAACTGTCGGGTAAGGCGTTGGTTTATCCTGTGCTTCGTAACCCTCCAAGATTCCGTAAAACGCGCAGCTTAGCGCAAAATCCATAGACTTGGCTAAGTCCTTTTGCAGGTTTAAATCCGCAAAGGTTTCCATCCCCGCAAGTTCCATAACATTGCGAAGGCTATTCATGTTAAATAAAAGGGGATGCTCAGCACCCCCGATTTTTATTGTAGTGCTCATCGCACAAATATACTTAAAGTTTTAAACTATTACGCAACAGTTCCCAAAGTCAAAGCTCCAGAACCCTGCAAGGTTCCCGTCCAAGTTGCTTTGTCGTTGTTTGGTGCGCTAAGGCTTAAGCTGCTAAAGAAAGCAGTACCAGTATATTTTTCGTCGCCTGTTACGTTTGATGTCATTACAATAGTAACTAAAGTACCCGCTAACAAATCTGTTACCAAATCTTTGTATGACATTTGCCCAGCTCCAACGCTAGAGTCATCTTCAAAAATTGCCTCCACATTTAGCGTGTAGCCATACTCGCCCGCAATAAATTCCTTTGCGCCTGCGCTGTCTTTTGAAGTTACATCAATCATGTCCTTTGAAATGTCGAGGGAGTTAGAAGTCGCGTTTGCGATTTTTTTAAGAGTTCCGCTTACATCTTTAAAGATGCTTATAAGCGTGCCGTTTACTGGTCCAGTAGTTGCCATTTTATTTGTATATTAAGTTATTTTTTTTTGCTAGTTTAGCGAGTATTTTATCTACTCCGTTTATAATTCCTTCAATTACCCTGCCCGCGTTTTGGTCCAATGCAGTGCGCATAAAAGGCCGCGCTTCAATAATGCCAGTATAGCGGCCCGTTTTTTCCTGTATACGCCCAACTGTTCCAAATTCAAACATTGGGCCTAGGTAATTATTGTAATATTCTTTGCGCAATCCTATCAGCACTTTTGTCTTATTGTCTTTGTCCTTTCCAGTAATAAAGCCGATGGACTTGGCAAGGTCGCCGCTTTCCTTTGGAGCTAGATTTTGCGCCGCTTGGATTATTGGCATTGCCTGAGCTTTAAGCATACGCTGATATTCTGGGCTGTCAATTTCTGCACCCATCGCTTTTAAAGAGTTAATAACCTCTGCGATATTTTCAACATTTGCGCTCATTCTGTTAGTTCCGTTTCCAACTTCAAATATAAATTGCGCGCTATGTTTGCAATGTTAACAATGTTATGATTTAGCCCTGCGTCAACTAATCTGTCCTTAACTCCGATTGCTGAATTATAGCGGACGGTATAATAAACTATTTGCTTATGCTCGCGGCGGTCCGCATTTACTTGCTCGGTTCCGTTTTCCTGTTCTACGCGCTGAGCCCAAGCCGTAGCGTATTGAGTCCACGTCTGCAATTTTTCGCCTGTATTGGTGTCAATGGTTTCTGCATAACTCTGCAAACTAACTAGTACATCCATCGCGCCCGCATTCATTACAGTATAATTTGGATTTTGTAAGGGTCTAGAAGGTACTCAAAGCCTAGGGCCATCGGTGAGTTATTCGCTCCAATCGTTACGGCATTCCTATTGTCGTAATACTGACCTACCAATAACAAAGCAGCGTGTTTAATCGCCATTGGAAATATTGTATCGGGGTCAACTGCACTAGTTCCAACTGGATTAAATCCCTCAGATACTTCGATAATGTATTTAATTGTATCGTCGGTAATTGAGTCGGGCGCGGTATTGATAAAGATATTTCGCGTATAGTTGCCCATTGGGTCAGGCGCTACTATCCAATCGCTGCCTGCAAATGCTGTTACCGCTTGGCTAGAGTTTACATAGCTCACAGAGTTTACAGCCAATACGCGGCTATTTACGCGCAGATAATTGCCTGAAGGTATATTGAGCCCATTAACGGGATTGATTAGCGCAGGCGAGCCCGTAAAGCTATCAAAGCCGTATTTTGCCGTACCCTTCTTAATCGAGTAGCCCAAGTAATTGCTGCAAGTATCTACGGCCATAGAAATAAGCCCACCAATATAACTGTCATCATCTGAGGCAGTAACGCGCAAATGCTGTTTAGCGTCGGCCAAACTTAAATAGTCTGTGGCGACATTTGCAAAGGCTGTGTATCTTCTACTTTTAAACATTATTCGGCGTCTAGTTCGGTCTCTGGGTTAGTCGGTTTCTTTTTACTCACTTTCGGCGCAGCCACAATTTCAACAGCCCCAGCCTCAAGTAATAACTCGGCCTGCTTTGTTTCAATGTCTACCACTTCGCCCAAGTTATAACTAAGGTTAAAGTGCCCTGTTGGATTAATCAAAAATTTTACTAACATTTGGCCCGAGGGGGGTACAGTCAAGACCCCCCACAGCACTCGGAATTTAACGCCCCCGAGCGGGCAAGCTATTAGGCTACGATGTCCTTACAAACTGCGAAGGCCGCAGGATTCAAAAGGGCAGTATCCAAATAAGCGTTAAGAACTACGTTAGTCAAGCCAGCAGTAGCACCAGAATAAGGGTCAACTGTCAACTCCATTCCGCCCCAGTTTGCAACAGCCATTTTAGAGAAGTCTCCAAAAATCAAAGCTGACAAAGTAGAACTAGAACCTTTAGACAAATTGCTAGGAACCAAGGTAGTAGTTTGAACATTGTAACCGTTCAAATCAGTACCACCCGCAGGCCAAATGAAATTACCTTCAACGCCTGAAGATTGGCGGCTAGTAGTTTGCAATTTAGCTTTTACAGTTGGGTTAGTCAAGTAAGCAACACCGTTACCGTTAGCGTTCTCTACTGCTTTCATTAAGTTAACAACGTCTGCCCAAACTGGAGCTGCACCGTTGGGGTTTGTAGCGTTAGAAGCTGCACCACCTGCAAAAGTTACGTTAACGTTAGCGTTTGCGATAATACCAGTAGGCTCATTTGATCCACCGCCTTTAATAGCAGCAGTTTCCAAAGATTGTGCCATAGCATTAAGCAACCAATTACGTACGTACCCGTCAATGCTATTAGATGATTGTAGCATAAGCTGGTTAGATACCTGAATATAGGCAGCCAAACGCTTAGGGCTCAAAGTGATTTTGCTGAAGGCTGGGCTCTTCTCAGTAGCAGAACCATTTTCAGTATTCCAACCGGCTGAAGGCAAAGTGCTGGCCGTTGGTAAATCCAAGTTCCCAACCAACCCGCTCAAACGCTGTACGCCCAAACCTGCTAAAACAGTTTTAGGTAGCAAAATGTCGATAATAGAACCTACTGAAGTTTGGATATTTACGCCACCTTCAGAACCCGCGCTTCCGCCTGTTGCAGTCATATCGCGCTTAAATACTTCAGATGGGATTTTAATAGAGTGAGCAGAAACAGAAACTCCAGAACGCTGGAACTCTTCGCCACCCATTGCAGAAAATTCACCCTCAACGCCTTCACGACGGCCAGTAATAGCCATTTCCATTGCGCGTTTGAAGCTGTAATCTTTAGCCATGTTTGACTTTTCTTTTTCCTCGCTACGGCTTGCGCTGTGGCCTGCTGCCTGAGCTGCAAGATTTTGCAATTTCTCTAGGGTTTCAACCTCTGCTTTAATCGCGCCTAAACGGGCTTCGATTTCGCTTAAGCGGTTGGTTTCAGTGTCAGCCATAGAACGCGCTTCACGCTCGATAGTTGACTGCAAGGTAGACAATTCGCCGAGCAAACGTCCACGCTCTTCTTTTAGGGCTTTAATTTTATTCATGATTTTTGTTTTTTTTAATAGTTTGTATATCTGGCTAAAGCAAGTTTTAAAATATCCGCGCTTACTTGGCTTTGTTTTGCGGCTTCAATCTCTAGCTCTTGGTCTCTTATTGCTGCAATGCTGCGAGCGTCTGCCTCTGTATCTTCATAAGCAGGATAAGTAACGGGGCTAACATCATAAAGACTGTCAATCATTGTAATTGAACGCTTGCCCATGCTGCCGTATTTTTCGCTTTCGCTCCAGTTCTGTTCTTTAATTGTAAAAGCAAATGAGCTTTGCGTAATGTCTCCGCGCATAA